GACCCATCCGCCCATCACGACGGCGGAAAGATAAGCGTAGGCGGTTTCGGCGACCTTCCGACCCGTCAGCGTCGAAGTGACGGTTTGGCGGGGATAATATCGGAAATGACCGACCTGACCGCGCAGGCTATTGAGCCAGGCGCGCAGGCGTTCGGCGACATTCTGGCGCATCGGCGGCCAGGTCCAGGTCAGCGTCCACTGGCTGGCGGTGTTGATCGTCTGCTGGATCAGCGTGAAATTCGACGCGATAGCGGCCTGGCGACGATTGACCGCCAGGCGCTCTGAATTCGGGGTGACGGAGGGAAAGGACAACGGATAGGTCGGCATCCATTATTTAGGCGGATGCCGTCCATCACATCGTCGGCCGCTGGAACCGGCCCAGCGTTCGATCACTCGCCTGTTTCGACAAGAGCGGCGCCGCCTGGGCAATACCCTCGTAGACCATGGCGCGCACCATCGCGGGGTCGTTGCTGGTGATATTCCCGATCGTGACGGCGGGACCGGCCTGGCCCGCGCCGCGAATGGATTTCAAGGCATGGTTCGGGACCGTCGATGCGGTGTTGCCGATCTTCACAATTTCCGGGCCGCGTTCGCCGACCACATAGGTGCCAGCGCGGGTCAGGCCACCATTGGCGCGCGCGCCGATTTTGAGAGCCGCACCGCCCAGCACGATATCGCTGCCACCGCCACCCGCGAGGCTGGTGCCAATCGACCCTAGCACTGATCCAAACAGCGATCCCAGCGGCTTCAAAATCGCTTGCTGGAGGGCGATGTCGATCAGTTTGTCGATGATCCGGTCACCGACCGCTTCGAACGCATCGCCCAGATTTCCGGCACCCCGGATCGCTTCGCGCAGACCGTCGTTGAACGATCCCAAGCCTTCCGCCGCCGCGCTGGCGAGCGCATCCTGGATTTCACCAACAGTCCGGGGGATGCCGTCGAGATACTGACCCAGTGGCCCCATTGTATCGCGGTTGACCGCTGCCGTGTCGTTGGCCTGGAGACGATCCAGCACGCCAAGGCGAGCCTCCGCGATGGCCCGTTCGGCGGCGGTGGACTGTTTCGACGCAAGGATCGCGTCGATCGAAAGCCGCTCTTGCTGATACTGGAGATCGACCAGACGCAGACTGATGGCGCGACGGTCAGCGGACGATCGCGCGAGTGCCATTTCCGACCCCAAAATGTCGCGGCTATTATCGAGATAAGAGTGCTGAACATCGAGTGCCTGGCGCGCAAGTTCTTCGTTTTCGCGCAGGTTGATCTCGTCGGCCCGCGTGTATTCGATCCGGTCTTCGAGTGCTTTGAGCGCATCGCCCTGCGCGGCGGTATATTTGCCGTCAGCCACATCCTGGTCGATCGCTGCCTTTCGGCGATCTGTCTCGATCGCCAGGATTTCACGCTGGGTCGCCGACTGTTCGACGATATCGGACAGCAGCGCCTGTTTCGCCGACAGCAGTTCCATATCGCCGGAAGCCATGTCAGCGGTGAAGCGGGCAGACTGTTCGGCTGCGATTTCAGCGGCGGTCTTGCCGGTCGATTTCTTCCCGCCGCCAGCAATGGGTGGGAGTGTGCCACCACCGCCCCCGCCGTTCCCACCGGCGAGCAGTTTGGCCGCAGCCTCTTCCTCTGCCGTCATTCGCGCCAGGCGGGCGTCGATGGCTTTGATCCGGGCTTCGTTCTTCTTCCATTGTGGCGATCCCTTGCCGATCGCGTCGGCGTCGATGCCGACCGCAGCAAGGAGCGGATTCTTTCCGGTGTTTTGGGCGACTAGCGACGCGCGTTCGTCGGTCAACGTTTTGCGTTCGCCGCGACTATTGTATCCCAGCACGGCGCCACCGATGCCGCCCGCGACTGCGCCGCCGACCATTCCGGGCAAGCCGCCCACAAGCCCGCCACCAATGCCACCAGCCAGCGCGCCCATAATCGCCATGGCCGCTGTCGGATTTTGGCTCCAGAACTGCGCCATGGCGGTCGCGATCTTGACCACCTGGTCGGCGAGGTTTCCGATGGCGTCGGCGTTCTGGACGATCGCGGATGCGAACCGTGCGTCGAGGGTCATCTTCAAGGTATCCAAGCGATCGTTGATCTGACCAGCGTTGCGCAACAGGTCATCACCCAGCACGATGCCAAGATCGGCCGCCTTGTCGGCGAATTCGTCGAAGCCCTTCGCCCCTTCACCCATCAGCGCGGTCAGCGTTCCGGCGCTTTTGCCAAAAACCTGCAACGCCGCCGCATTCCGCTGCGAAACGGTCGGCAGCTTGCTGATACCTTCGATGGTTTCGCGCAGCGCGGTGTCGAAATCGCTAGACGTGACGCCAAGGCCTTTGAAGACTTCGCCCATCGCCTTGCCGCCAGATTGTGCGGTGCCAAGATTTTTCGCGAATTTCTCCAGCGCACCGTCGGCGGAAGCGAAGTCGGAGCCGGTCATTTGGGCCGCGTAGCGTAATTCCTGGATTGATTTGGTGGTCGCGCCGGTTCGATCCGCGAGGTCAACGATCGAATCGGCGTAGTCAAAAGCGGCTTGCGCGGCGGCCATAAAAGCATCGACCGACATCACTGCCAGAAGGCCGCCGACCGCTTTCTTCGCGCCATCCATGGCCGCAGATATTGCTTTGTTTGTGGCGGCCGATTGTTCAGCCGCCTTCTTCATACCACTGATGAACTGGGCGCTCTCCAGCGCCATTTTTACGTAAAGTGAGCCGATGTCTGCCATCGATTATTTAGGTCGATGGCGCCTTCTGAGCGGCGATCCGGGCTTCGAAATAGGCCTCGATCGCGTCATCGAGAGGCGGTCGTGCCAGGTCACGCAGGTGCGCGGACCATTCGGGATCACGGTCCAGCCAGTGAATTTCGGCTGTGCCGTTCAGCGCCTTATATTGCAGGGCGAGGACATTGCGGAAGCGGTCGTCTTCGACCGGCGTGCCAAATGGTTCGACATCGTGGAACGCGGCCCATTCGTGGAATTCGTCCATCGACATGGTCGCCGACAGTTCCTCGACCGTCCGGCCCATTTGAAGAGCCAGGCGGAAGAGAAACCGCCGATTAGGGTTCAGTCTGAACTTTTTTTTAGCGCAGCCTGGTCCGGAACCGTGTTGATCTGCCGGATCGCGATCAGGATCGATTGCAGCGAGGTATAGGACAGCGCGCGAATGCGGTCATGATCGGCCAGGTCGAACAGGCGAGCGCCGGTGTCATCGACGCAGCTATGGATGATCTCCAGGACAGCGGCGTCAAACCGCTTCGCCTCGGCAAGACCTTCCCGGTCTTCTTCGTCGAGTGCCTGGTCACGCTGGTAAAGTTCGACCGCATGGTCGTTTTCAGTCGCGGCATCCATCAGTGCGACACGGTCGATCAGGCTGTAGGCGCGGACCATAACCGAGCCGCCCCACTCTGGAATCTCGACTTCAATGGTGGCGGGGGCGGCCGCAAAGATCGCCCCCTTTGAAAGGATCGCCATGTTAGGCGGCGGTGCCCTTCGTGACCAAGCCCGACACTTCAAGCGTGACCGAGCCGGTGATCACCGCGTCCACGCCACCGCTCTTTTCGAACGACAGCACGGCAGCGGAAAAGCTGAAGACCGTTCCATTGCGCATGGTGATGACGAATTCGGACAGTTCGCCGGACAGACGCGCTTCTTCCAGTGCAACCTGGCCGGGATCGGCGGGAAGATAGTTGAGCGTAAGAGTGACCTGACCTTCGTCGGCCAAGCCGATCATCTTTTCCTTTGCATCGGAATCAAGATCGGTCACGTCGATGACGGATGCGGAGCCACCGCTAAGACCAGCGAATTGGGTCAGACCCTTGATCTGGACCTTGGTCGAACCGTCGGTGATTTCAATTTTCGTTTTGCGGCTATGAACTGCGCCAGATGCCATTTTGTATTTGCGTCTCCGTATGAATTTCGACGCAAAGGCGCGCCGGACGCAATTATTTAGCCAACGGCGCGCATTGACCTGTCGATCAGAGGGTCGCGTAAAGCCGGAACGTCAGCATCGTGCGAAACAGGCTGGTATCGGTGGTCTCGTCGATCATGTCGGTCTCGCCGATCCAGGTCACCGATTGGACCGTGTCGTCGTCCCATTCGATCATGCGATCGCGGATGTCGGCCGCTAGTTCCTTCGCGACCAGGTAGGCGGGATCGTAAACGTCGATCTGGAACGTCAGCCAGCCCTCGCCGGTCCAGCCGGACAGGTCATCGCTAGGGTCGGTCCCAATCCGGTTGTAGACGACACACGGGGTCGAATAGTCGAGCGGTGCGGCGCCGGGATACATGTTCGGACAAAGGACCGCTAGATGGGCGACAAGCTGGGCCTCGATCATACGCCCGCCTTGTCGAGGCGACGGGCCAAGACCTTTTTGACCTGATCGACGGCATCTTCGCTCGCGAGCGCAAAGCCAGTCCTGAAAAACGGGTCCGGGGCATTATGGATGCTGCCAAATTCAACAAACGAAGCGTGATACGCGTCCTTTCCGACCACGATCGCATTGACGACCCGGCCAGCTTCCGCCCTGACTTTTCGCACCTTGATGTTGTTGATGATCTTGCTGTGCTTTTCCTGGACGACCTTGCCACTTTTTCGAGTGCGATTGCGGATCGACCCTTCCGCGTGCGGGCCGATTGGGACGCCTTGTTTGATCTTTTTCTGGATCACGACCGCACCGGCACGGTTAGCCGACTGGCCGACCTTGGTGGCGATGTCGTTCGACAGCGATTTCATGCGGGTATCGAGCGCGGCGAACCCAGTCGTGGTGACGGTGACGGTCATTGCGCGACCCCCTCGACCGTGACGACCAGCGTCGTGCGACGATCCGGTTCGTCGATTGCGGTGATGGCGTAGGTTTGGCCGTCCACTCGAATTCTGTGCGCGACCGTCAGGCCGGGCCTGTAACGGATCAGATAGCGGCCCGCTGGAACAGCCTGGCGACCGGCGCCGCGCGCAATGTCCGACGTGCGCAGTTCCAGACGCTGGCCATAGACGGTCGCGGCGACGGTCCAGGTCGATCGTTCCTGGCCGACCGCGTCGCGAACCTTCGTTTGAACCATGATTTCGATGCGGCGATCCAGCGCCCCGGCGTCGATCCGCATGGTCAGATGACGATCCGGCGAAAGGGCTGGCACAGGGCCGCGACCGTGCGAAGCGTGGCGTCGTCGATGGCGTGGCGGCTATCGTATGCAGCACCGACGTAAACGGCGATGGCGTGGCGAAGGCTTGCCGGGACCATCTCTTCGGTCGTCCAGCCAGCCGTCACGCGGACGGTGACCGGGCCAAGGTCTGGCGGAACCACTTCGACGAAGACCAGATCGCCGTGAACGCTGGCTTCGACGATATCGATGTCGGTGATCGGGTTGCCCGCGTCGTCGAAAAGAGCGACCGCTGTGGCGTTGCTAATAGTGATGACGTGGCAACCAGGTCCGCGAAGGACCGTCTCGTAATCGGCTGACACGACGATCTGGCCGGTCAGGGCCTGGACGTGATCCACCGCAGAGCCGAGCAATAGATCAAGGGTGTCGGCATCGACATCGGGATCGAGGCGTAGCCATTCGCGCAACTGGTCGGCAGAAACGGCAGGAAATGCGGGGGCGGTTACTCTTTTCACCGTCTATTTAGCCGGGCACGAAAAAGGGCCGGGTTTCCCCGGCCCCTCTTTTGGCTTGGCCCTACCGACGCGATTAAGCGGCGGTTTTGAGCAGCTTGTAAGCGTTGGTATCGACGACCACACCACCCACGCGCATACGCGTCTTGAACGCGACGTAGGGATCGTGGCTATAGATGTCGCGGATCATCGAGACGCCGACGCGATCAGCGATCGTGTAGGCGGCCTTGAAGTCACCGAAGGCCATCGACAGCGATCCAGCCGCGACGGCGGGCATGTTCTCGTCTTCGACCACTTCGTAACCCAGCAGGGTCGAAGCCTGGCCAGCTTCCAGACCGGCGCGCCAGATGAACTGACCAGTCGAATCCTTCAGGACACGGGCACGCAGCAGCGCGTCGCGGTTGGTCAGCCACTTACCGTTCGCACGATAGCCAGCCTTCAGCGCCATAGTCAGCGCCACCAGCTTTTCGGGGCTGGTGATATCGGTGGCGGCACCGGACGTGACGTGCTGAACCGTGCCGAATGCGCGGGTCGCGTCGCCGGTCAGCGCGCTGGTGACGTTGAGCAGGCCCGACGGCTTGTTGACGCCATCGCCATTGACGAAGGCAGCGCCTTCCGAGCGGGCGAATTCAGTTGCGACGGACGAGATGATGAATGACTCGATGTCGTATGCGCTGTCTTCCAGAAGCGTCTGGGTCACAAACGGCTTCGCGGTCAGTTCGCCGAACTTCGGCACGATCTCGACGATGGTCGGCGCAGCGGTTTCGTTGCGAACGTCCTTTTCACCGGTCCACGCAGCAGCAGCGCCGGTCGGCGAAAACGGAATGCGGAAATCGGGGGTCGAGACGCTGATCACGTTGGCGATCGAACGCAGGGCGGGAACGTCCTGCTTCGCGAGCAGGATCGCCTGGGCAAGCTGCTTCGGCACGGTATAGCCGCCTTCGGTCGGAACGAGGGTGGACATCGCCTTGGCTTCGATCTTGTCGCCCTTGCGCATGTAAGCGGTGAAGGCAGACTTCGCTTCGGCGTCTTCGGCGCTATGGCCTTCGACCGACGGGCGGTTTGCAGCCTTTTCCATGTCGCGCATCTTGCCTTCGAGATCGGCGATGGCGTTGTTCAGGCGTTCGGTGGCGGCGTCGTCGCGGCGGTCGATCGCAGATTTGAATTCATGCTCAAGGCGTTTGAATTCGTCAAATACGGCAGTGGTAGTCATGTATCTCCTAGAAGTGGAACGAAAGGGTTTTCACGGCCTCTACTGCCGCGTTGTATTTAGCTTCGGCATCGTCATCATCTGACGCTGCGCCTTCTTCGTCTTCGGCCTGATCATCGACCTCGGACTTTTCTTCGTCGGCTTCAGTTACGAGACCGGCGATCAGGTCTTTCGCTTCGCCAAACAGTTCAGCTAGGCGTTCGAGCGACTTGCGCTGCAATTTCATTTCTTCTGTCTCCATGTGGGATTTTACGTCGTTGACGCGGGCAAGGTCGTTCGCGGGGAAGGTCACCAGGCTGACTTCGATCAGCTTCACCTCGGTGATAACGCGGACGGTCTTGCCATCGCGCTTTTCGATCTCCGACGCGGTGACGAAGTAACCGATCGATAGTCCGGTGACGGCGCCCGCCTTGGCGATCGTGTGGGCATCACGGCCCGCCACGGTGTCCAAGAACACACCGGACATCTTGAGGCCGTAGTCATCCTCGTCGAAGCTGGTCCACAAGCCGATCGGCATCGCCATCGCGTCGTGGTTCCACAGCATCACCGGCATGGTCCCGGCCGCTTTATGTTCGGCGATCGACGCCGCAAAAGCGCCAGGCGCAATGATATCGTCGTAGCTGTCGATGTTCGAAAACACCGCGCCGTATCCTTCAAAGGATCGGGCCTCGGTCGTGTCATCGGTCGGTGGCGCGAACTTTACTTCGCGCAGTGCCAGGGCCTTTTTCTGCATATCAATATTTATGCTGCGGCGGTCTGGGCCTGGTCGGGACCGAACAGGTTCGCGGCGGGTGTCAACTTGTCGGCCGACGGATCATCCGAACGGTCGAACCCTTCCATTTCGCGGGCCTCGTTCCGGGTGATGATCCCGGCCGCGATGCCCGCGTTATAGTAGGTCATCCGCTCGACAGCGGTGCCGCGCAGGAAATCGCGATTGTCGAGCGAGATTGTGTAACCGGCTGCGCGCTCTGCCGCCGTCAGCAGATGGACGGACGCAGACTGCACAAATCGAGTGTGCCAATGGGCGTCGGTGTCCTGGTCGTGGGCGATATGCGCCTGCTCGACGCTGGCATAGGACTGTGAGCCGCCGGACTGGAAAACCTTCGTCGGCGACACGCGGAAGAACCGGCAAATCTCTTCGATCTGGAAACGACGGGCTTCGATCATCTGCGCGTCGGTGGCGGTCGAAGACATCGCGGTATAGTCGATGTCACCGGTCAGAATGGCAGTGCGATGCTGTTTACCCGCGCCGGTGTATTGCCGCTCCCAACCTTCGCGAATTTGTCGGACCTGATCGTCGGTCAAGGCGCCTTTTGCGTTGAGTAGACCGGACAACTGGCCGCCATTGACGAACAGGTCGGCGCCGAATTTTTCTGCGTGACGAGCCAGACCGATCGCTTCACGGGCGTTATCGACCGCCGTCATACCTCGGTAGGATAGCCAAGACGGCCCCTTGAGGTGCCAAAGCTGATTCCGGGGCACTTCCTGACCATGGAGGAAGTAACGTGCGGGGCCACCAATAACATTGGGGTCCACGATCTGCGTGACCGCGCCGGGGTCCATGGGCAGCATTTCCAAGATTTCGCCGGTGGCGCGATTGCGGTTCAGCCATACATGCGCATTTCCATTCAGCGCGAGGTGAAGGCCGATCTGTTCGCGGAATTCATAGCTAGTCTGCCGGTCGTTCGGGGCAAGATGAAGCAGATTATATATGGCATGGCGGGTCGCCAATTTTTTGCCACGCGCGTCGGCCTGGTGAAGATAGCAAGGCGGCAGTGCCAGACCTTCGGCAATGACGCGGGCACATGCATAGACTGCGCTGATGGCGATAGCAGAAGTTGCGCCCTCCGTTTCCTGACGAAGCCGCGCCTCAATCGTTTCCGCTCCATGGTGCGGCACCACTGTCGTCGAAATGCTTTTGGTCTGAAAGGACTGCTCGACGGCCTGGCCGAACAAAAAGTCAATGATTTTTCCCATCGGGTATTTAGCGCGATGATCCGGCCAATTGTGACGACGGCGCTTTGACTGCCTATGGCCAATGACGTATCTGCGTCCGGTCAATATTCTATGGAACTTAAATTGCGCACATTCCCCGCACCGCCAAAACCCAAGCGATCAGTCAACCGATCCGGGAGGAATATCGCGGATGGTGTCGAGACTCCCGAAGATTTGGCGCTAGTGGATCAGTGGCGCGCAGCGCACGGGTATGTGATCAACACATTCCAAATTTTTTTCAAACGTCGAATTGAGAAGGCCGGGAGCGGAATAGAGTTCGCACAACGTCTTAAAAGACGAAATACGGTTCTAGATAAGCTTAGAAGAAAGCGGCCAGATGGCACCCCTCTGATGGCCGACGTAACCAGCATGCACGATTTTGCTGGATGCCGTTTAATCTTTGACGACATTAGTTCTTTACGAAAATTTCGGGAGTATATCCATTCTGCCGCTTCGATGGCGAACGTCCATCACAAGCTTCGACACGACATGGAAAAATATGACTACATCGAATCTCCGAAACCTAGTGGCTACCGTGGCATTCATGATGTCTTCCAGCATTTCCCAAGGCCACACCGTCGAGCGGGAACGAATGCGGAGCCTTGGCTGGGCCTTCTCGTTGAAGTCCAATACCGAACTCGCGTTCAGCATGCGTGGGCTACCGCTTTAGAAATTTCAGACCTAATAGATAACCAGCGGACAAAGTTCGATCTCGCCGCGAACGAGCGCGTCATATTCTTTGCCATGGCAAGTGAAATATTGGCGCGATATCACGAAGGCATATCTCGCGCATTTTTGAATAAAAATCTTCATGAATTATGTCGAGATTTTGCAAAACTGGAGAGAAAGCTAAACATTCTCCACCGCCTAGAAGCATTAAAACAGGCCGATGAATTCAACAAAATTCGCAAGCATAACGTTCTGAATATCGCATGGGACAACGGATTCGAAACGAAACTGGAAGTCAAGGCGTTCAGGACATCTACAGAAGCCGTCAACTACGCTACCCAACTAGAAAGCGACCCTAGTAGCTTCAACGCTGTCTACGTTCGAGCGGATAATCCAGCACAGGTGCGAAGCGCATATCGAAACTACTTCAACGATCCGGTGGACTTTGTCCGGTTGGTAAGGAGCGCAATGCGAAACAGTTAACGCCAACGATCGGTTCTCAGAGCCAAATCACCTGCGGCGGGGCGACAGGCGCTGGCGGTTCGACGGACGCGGCTGCGTAAGCCATGATGGTCGCCACCATGGCGTCAATCTTGAGGTGATCCTGGCCGCTGGGTTTGACCGGAATGCGGGTCACGCCCCTGGTCGAGGCGCAGATATTGGCGGCGCACCAATCCAGCACCGCATTTCCGGGATGGACCACCAGGCCGTTTTTCAGGTCTGCCTCGAAATCATCCATCGCCATCGTCCAGGCGCCTCGGTTATTTGCCTGCCAAATCATCGTTGGCACACCGGCCGCCTCGTAACGCTGGCGCACCGCCTCCCCCTGCCACTGGTCGAAGATCGCCACGCGCACGTCGAAGTGTTGCCGCAGCCATTCCAGGCGCTCTTCGGCTTCGGCGAACGATGACGCACTACCAGGCGTCTGGATAAGATCACCGAGTTCGACCCATTCCGCATAGGCCGATGAATTGGGGCTATTGGTGACCGCGCCCTCCGGCACCATAGACCACGGGAAGATCGCCAAGCGCCCATCGTCGAGTGGGACGGCCGCGTTAATGCTGGTCAAATCCTGCTTCGTCGAAAGGTCGGCCGCGAGGAACGCGGGACGCCCAGCGAGCGCCATAATGTCGAGCGTCGGGTCGGCCGCGTTCGCCCAATCGTTCTGATTCAACCATCCGGCCGCCGATGCCACCCATTCGTTCAGGTGTTTGGTGCGTGCCGCCGCTGCCTTCGCCGGGGACTGAAGCGCTTCGTTCAGCTTGTCGCGCAGGAATTCCTCGGAGAGCGATGCGCCGATCGCGGGGTTCGCCTTGATCCAGGAATCGAAATCTCGCCAATCGTCGTCTGCGTCGATCGTCCAGATGGCTGCGAACAGCTTGTCGTCGATCGAACCGCCGCGCAGCACAGCCTCGGCGGCAAGCTGCTCGGTGCGGCAAACGCCAGCTAGGTTGGTGCCAGCGGTCGAAATGACGAGCAACAGGGGTTGACGACGTGCGCCCATGCCGGTTCGGAACGCCTGAATTTGCGTGTCGTCGATGGCCTGGTGAAGCTCGTCGCAGATGGCAAGATGCGGAGACGATCCGTCCTTTGTCTTCGCAATGACGGGCACGAACGATTGACCGGTCGCCTCGCAAAAGACCGATTTCGCCATGACTTCGACACCGAACGTATCGAGGAAATGGGGTGACAATTCGGCCATGCGCTTGGCCGGACCAAATACTTCGCTGGCTTGGGCCAGGTTGGTCGCGCCGCAATATCCTTCGGCACCCGGCTCGCCGTCGGCGAAGACCATGTAGAGCGCAATGGCGGCGGCGATCAGCGACTTTCCGCTTTTGCGCGGCAGCAAGACAAACGCGGATCGAAACCGGCGCAGGCCGTCCGAATTGCGGACCCAGCCGAAGATGTTGGCGATGATCCAGACCTGGAAAGGCTCAAGCCGAATTGGCTGACCGGCCCACTGGCCCTTGATATGGACCAGCGCCTCAACGAACGCACAGGCGTGGTTGATATATTTGGCCGAGAACGTGATGTCGGTGCGGTTGAAGTCATCGAGCATCCGCTGGCACGCGGCGCGGATTTGCCAACAGGCAGGCACCTTGCCAGCGACGACGCGCTTGGCGTAATCGACTGCGGTCCAAGCGTAAGAATTTCGGGGATATCGCACCCGATATTTATGAAAGTCCGCCGCATGCCAAATGCAGATGCCACTAAATCAGAAGCCCAATCTGACCCGACCGCTCCAGAGGACACTTTTTCGATCGATAGATACAACCTGCCAAAAGACTTTCCGACGCATCGACATGACGCAATCTTTTGGGAAGAGCTTGGTCGCGTAGTGGGAACTTTCGGGTTCCTGGAAGAAACATTGACGCGGGCGATATTCGCCCTGACCGCAACCCGAGAATACGACGACACCGAAATCGAGGCTGCGTTGGAAAAATGGCCTGGCGTGCTGGAAAAGGCCGTCACCGATGCCTTGGGTGCGCAGATCGCAACCTTTGATCGAGCCGTTCGGGATCACACGTCCACAGCTTCTGAAACACACGAGGAACTTGTGGGCAAACTCCGTGACGCTGCTGAACTTCGGAACGCCGTATGCCATGGTTCCTGGCGACTACCGGACGATGAAGGGCGCTCTATCCCGTTCTACATCGACCGCAAAAAGCGCCGCTTTGACACTCCAGTTGACGTGGATTTCCTTCGACAAACTCGGCAGGAAATTATTTATCTCGTTGCCGACGTGATCGATACGGTAACGCGTCTTGGATGGCAGTTTCCTGGATCAGCCGGACCAGGAAAGGTGGTCTGGGAAAAGTCTAACTCGCACGAACGCTGAACGGACTCGTCTTCGCGGGTTCCCCCGCCGCGATCCGCGCGAGGCGGGACTTGGCGCTGGCGATCCCGAAAAGTTCCATTTGCTTCCGCAGTTCGCTGCGAAAGGCCGCGTTCGCCGTTTCCGGGCTGGCGATGAACACCGCCATGGTATCGCAGAATAGGCCAAATGCTTCGCTGTCGATGCTGGTCGCGCCGACGGCGACAACGCGCTCGACGTTCGCCGTCCAGACCGCCTTCGCTTTGTCGGACAACCAGGCTGGCATGACCGGCACGTCGCGCACCAGGTCGGGCGTGATGCTGACGACGTTGTTATCGACGCTTTTCTTGTGGGTGCCAGCTAGCTTTTTGCGTGCTGGATCAGTCAGTTTCTTGCCAGGCTTCATATTTAATATTTAGTAACTATGTTTCGGGCTGTGGCCGTTTTGAACATGGATATGCGAGACCTATGAAAGCTTCACTCCCTCTGCTCCGACGCAAACCGCGTGCCGACGATCCCTTCGAAGACGACTTCGGCGGTGGCTCCGGATTTCTCTTCGCTGGCGGCAACGGCAGATGGATCATCACGGCAGCCCACAATGCGATCGGCGAAAAGGCGCATGAAGATTATTCACGCTGGTCGAATAGGCTGGGGGTCATGCTGCCGGACCAGCGCATGCTGAATATCGATCTGTTCGTTGGCGACCATCCGCGTTTCAATCATGTCGCGCCCATAGATGGCGTTAAACCCGACATGATCGCGATCCCGATCACAGAAGAAGAATTTCGCCTTTGCGCGACCTATTATCGCGCCTTCACGAAAGCGGACATCGTGCAGGTTGTTAACGGCGAAAAGGTCACGGCGTATGGCTATCCGACAGGCGGCGACGGCCCGTGGCCGCCCGCAGAAGCAAGCATGTCCGGCAGTGCGTCGGTGATGACGGCGCGTGTCCTGTTCAACGTCCAGTTGGAGGAAGGATTTTCCGGTGGACCGCTCCTTGACGAAGTCGGTAATCTGGTGGGCCTGTGCGACTCCGCAGATGCGGGCGGCCCGAGCTACACCTACATGGCAGAATTCGTCGCGAGCATTCTTAACCTCTGACCTGAAATTTTAATTCGGACGCGTGAAAAAAAGCCTGGGCTGCGGTAGTCCCAATATATGGTATATTATGATTTTACCCGCCCCACTATATGGGACGATTGCGCTGCCGGATCGTGGTCGTCACCGCGATCCGACAGCACGGGAGCAACGTCTCTATTTATCGTTCGAGCCTCGACAGCCCGCTAAATATCTGCCTCCTCGACCGGTTTCACACGGAGGCAAACCATTATGCGCATACCATTTTCAGCGGCATTCGGCGCCGCGATACTGATCGGCACCATCGGCTATACAATCACCGACAACGTCATCAACGTCGGCCCGCTCCAGGCTGCTTTCGGCGACCTGGCCGGACCATTCATCATTGTGCTGGTCGCGTTCTTCCTCGTTCCGTCGTTGGCGTTGCTGGGACGGTCACGGATAGCGCGGGGATGGCTGTCGCTGGCGGTCCTTGCCGGGGCTGCTTTCCTTGGATGGGCGGCGCAGTTCTTTTACGCCGACGACGTGATCCGCGAATTTCCGATCGCATCGACCGTCACGCAAATCGCTGGCGTCATCGCGTTGTGGTTACCCGGCGCCGACGACTGGTTCAACCGTCGGGACGACGCCTGCCGCGCTTGATCCAGTCCGCCAGTTCGATGTCAGCCATGATATCGCGGATGTCATGGCCACGGCGAATGAACCGCGCTTCAACCCTACCTTTCGCATCATTGCAACAGGCGCACGCGGGGGCCAGGTTGCCCCCGTCATTGCTTCCAGCCAGCGCCAGCGCGACGATGTGATCGACCACCCGCGCAGGGGTTATCCGACCGTCGTGTCGGCAGTATCGACAAAGCGGTTCCTGGGCGAGAATGCGGGCGCACAGGCGCCGATATGCGCTGGAATGGTCACGCAGATGGGCCGATCCACCCAGGCGCTGGGCGGGCTTCTTATGGCCAAATATCGCGGGTATTTCGGGCATCACGTATTTAACGCAATGTGGTTGGACGGCCCCAACCGCTGAACGACGCAACCGGGGTAACGATCGCGCCTGCGGGACCGCCCGACTTCCCTCTATGCCTCGAACACCTTCGAGTCAAAAAATTGGCCCGACCAGGGAGACGATCGGGCCAGCTATTTTTCGCCGCTGCTGAATTCGGAACGCCGGGAAATGGCGATCTCTTGTGCAGCCGGTTTGCACCATAGTTCCGAAGATAATGTTAAAGCCCGCTGAAAAATGCGGGGTCAAAAAAATGGGCCAATGCAATTCATCTATAAATTATCGGATAGGTAAAATATCTACCTATTACTCGATCACCAAAATCCAATATATTATATCAACGAGAAAACTTTACGAACTCTAGTGGAGAAGGTCGAACCATCATGCGTAAATTGGTGCCGCCGATGGTGACAATTTTTCTATTGGCGTTTCCCGCCCAAGCACAACGGTCGCTGCCACCTGCACCGCCAGGAGGTGGTCCAATTGAGAGGGTGGTGGATTCCGGAAATAAAAGCTCCGGCAGCGGAAAAGCGTATTCGGAATGGTATACGCTATGCAGCGATCCGCTTCCAATAGGATACGTGATAGTTTCCGAAGAATTTAGGTTAGAGGGGCATCGTCATTGCGGCTCCTGGGCAAATTGTCGCATTTCCCTGAAGCAAAGTAATAAAGTCTGTTATGATTTTCAGATGCAAGGACACGACCGGTCTCCTGACAAAATTTATTATAGCAATGGAGTTTTGTCGTATCGGGCCGAACGTCAATAAAATCCGCATTGGAGCGGAAGGATCGGCGCTACCCCGTCGCTGCACCGGTGGTTCCGGCCATCGCTTGCTTCATCCGCGTTTTATTTAGCCTCGCCACGCACCATCCGCGCACCAGCGTCGTCGATGGCACTGTTTGGCAGGATCGGGACGGTCAGACGGTCGCGGACAGCCTGGTCGCGGAAGGTCATATAGCGAAGCTGGTAACCAGGAAGCGGCCGGGCCAGCCCAAGTTTCACCCACTGATTACGGGTGCGATATTCGTGGCTGACACCAAGGTCGGCACAAAGATCGGCCATTCGTGGACTGGACCAGTGCGCCTCCATCGACATCGCTGCCATCCGCACCCCATTTGAGAATTCGAAGATGGTTCTGTTGGGCCGGATTCCGGTCAAGTCGAAGCCTGCGGCCCTGTAGATCGTGCCATCCCCGCTCTGTGTCCCATCGCTGTAGCTGATTATCCATTCGATGTGCGGATACCTCGCGAAGATCAGTTTCCGCGCAACGGCGAGACAGCGACTTTCGGAATTTCGGGGCAGGCGTTCGTCCAATGCGAGGCGGTTTAGCTCCAGAAAATTCGACCATTCCGTGTCGCGAACCAGGCCGATGACCTTCGATTTGTCGAGTGGCGGGCCGAAGCTGGCAACACCAAGGCATTCGGGGCCAACAAACGCCCCCAGGTGAAGCTGGCTGTTTCTGACCCATTTACCGGAATAATGAAGCTGAGCGACCATGGCGTTCGCATCCTTCGACGCGATCGGCATCAAGCGGATATCTTTAGCGCTGATGGTCATTTCGTGGGGCGCGGGCCGGACGGCAGGATCGGCCAATCGATTGGGGTGATGGTTCGCATCAGATATTTATGCGAGGGCCTTCCGTTCCCTAAACGTTCCCCCGTATAATCGTGGGATGAATCAGGACGACCACCGCAGATATGAACGCAACCGGGCCGACGATCTCCACAAACTGGTCGCCGGGGGTTTCGCGGTGCGGATTGGTTGCAAGCGGTGCAAGGCCGAGCGGACGGTCGAGGGAAAACCATTGCTTGCGCTCTTCGTCGCTCGCCGGTGGGAGACCAATCTTATCGCCGCGAGCAACCGCCTGCGCTGCCGGTCCTGCGGGGCAAAATGGGCGTGGATGGAGGCGCATATCGGCGGCGCCGACAGCCCATCGATCGGTCCAACCAGCGATGAAGAATATAAGCGTCTTCTCGCCAGGCTACGGCGATGAACAGATGACAAGCACCGTTATACTTTGCACGTATCATGATGGATTAACCGGTCGATAAGCATCATCTGCGACACACCCCTTCAAATCCAACGATTCAAGGGGTTAATCGTGATCAAGTTCATCATTTGCGCGGCATCTGTTGCTGTTGCCGCTCCCGCAATTGCTCAAGATGCTTCGAACTTCGAGGGCGGGAAAGCCGGTATCGTGCTGGGCTACGACACGGTGAATTTTGATTATGGTTACGATGTCGATGCTTCCGAAAGCGGGATGCTGTATGGCGTCACGGCGGGCTATGACTTCGCCCTCGGCAACAGCGGTGCAATCTTTGGTATCGAAGCCGAGGCCTCGGATTCCACGACCAAAACCTCCGCGCGCGATATCCTTTTCGAGGGCGACAATCTCTCTCTCCTGGCAGACCGCGACCTTTATATCGGCGCGCGCCTTGGCTTCGCAGTAGCGCCTAATCTGCTGCTTTATGCCAAGGGCGGCTACACCAACGCCCGCCTCAAGCTCCGCTACTCCTTGGACGGCGACAGCGCCAGCATCGGCGACAATATCGACGGCTATCGCGTTGGCGGCGGCGCAGAATTCACCAACGGTTCGAACTTCGCTCGCCTTGAGTATCGCTATTCCGACTACGGCAAGTATGTGTATCGCGAAGGCGACCTTGAACTCGACACCGGCGTCAAAATGTCGCGCCACCAGGTCGCAGTTACTGGCGGTTTCCGCTTCTGAATTTGCTATGCTAATCGTCGCATTGCAGAATCAAATTGGGGGGTTAGAGTGACCAACATCAATACGCAAAATCCTGCGATGGCAGGCCTTCTCTACCAGGCAAATGCGAAATCGACGGGGGTCGCGTTTCTTCTGTGGCTTTTCTTGGGCGGCTTCGGTGGCCACCGCTTTTACGCGGGCAAGACCGGCACAGCCATAGTCCAGCTTTTGATGTCCATTTTTGGCTGGGCCACTGTTTGGCTCGGGATTGGCCTGGTGCTGCTCGCACCTCTTGGTATTTGGCTGCTGATCGACGCGTTTCTTATTCCTGGCATGATCCGCCAACATAATAACGCGTTGGTGCAACAAGTATTGTCTTAAAAGAATATCGGCCGCTATAGCGGCGACGCGACCCGCCCTTGGACGACGGTCCAGGAGCACCGGCCCCGATCATGGAAATGGTCGGGGCCATTTTCGTTTCAGGCAGGCAGCCGGGCATAGATCAGCCCCTGGTCACGATCGACCCGATCCACAATCACCTGCTGGTGGCGCGAAGGGAAAAAGATCGACGCACCCGCCACAAGGCACTCGGGCAGATGGGTGACACCGAAGGCTGACAGTCGGCCTTCAATCATTACGCGGAATTTCATCAGTGACCTCGTCAGCAGGTTTGTTCGCTGCCGTTCATTACGATTAAGTATCGATTTGGTTGCAAGCCATTGACCTCGGCAAATCCCCACTCCAAAGAACGCGCGAATTTTTTCGCAGGATTTTTATGGACTTGGGGGGAATGGTCCGCGCCGCACGAAAGGCGGTCGGGCTGACGCAGGCAGAAGCGGCAAAAAGAGCCGGGGTGTCGCCGCGTGCATTGTGGTCGGTCGAACAAGGTGGCGGTCATATGGCGACGCTCGACGCGATTGCCGCAGTTGTCGAATTTCGAATTGCGGGCCTCCCCGCCGGTCGAACAATTGGCGATCGGGTCAGGGCCGCACGGATTAAGCGCAAATGGTCAGACGCGATGTTGGCGGAACGCGCAGGCATATCAATCCCGACTGTCGGCTCGATCGAAAATGGGACCGGTCAGGTCATCGGCCTCGCGAAGGTGCTGGCTGTGCTGGCCCCTCGCATCAGGCAACGGAAGCATGAAAAGGCGGCTTGGGCCGGGGGCACCCGCGACGAACGCTTTACGCCCCGCCATTTCCTGGAGACGATCGAAGCGACATTTGGGCCGATCTCGGTGGACCCTTGCGGTCACCCGAAAAGCAACGTTCAGGCCGACCGTTACATCATGATCGAGGAGGACGGGCTAAAGACGCGCTGGAACGGCCGCCTTGCTTTCGTCAATCCACCCTACTCTGCCGGGTCGGCGTGGCTTGAGCGTTGTCATCGCGCTTGGGCAGATGGCGAGGTCGAGACCGTCGTTTGCCTGATACCGGCCAGGACGCACATCAGCGCCCATTTTCGTTTCGTCCACGGGATCGCCGACACTCTCTTTCTGAAGGGACGGCTCCAGTTCGACAACGCGGTCCAGAATGGCGGCTTTCCAATGGGGCTTATGTTGGCCTGCTGGGGTGCGTCGGACGCGCAGATAACGACCGCCATGGATCGGCTCGATGTCGCTTTGGTTCCTGGCTCATCCAGACGAATGGCTGTTCTGGCCGCCTGATCGGTCACACTGGAGTAGCCGAAATTCCAAGAAATCTCCCTGTTTTTCAATACGCGTATACCACTTTCGATTTTATTCGTTGACGCCAGAATTGAAAGAGGTATACGCTAACGCTGAATGTAGAAATCTGCATCGACCTCACGATTTTTGTTGCGCAGCCGATTCGGCGACGCTAGAGGCGTCTCCGTCAGCGCAACCCCGCGCCTTCGACATACAGAAAGCGCCACGCCATGATCACCCGACCTTCCGGCTAACCAGCCATCCCCATCACCGCCCCTGAAACCTGCGCGGCAGGCGACGGGCGGACTCTGACTTTTTGACTTAAACCAACTCGCCGGACGGCCTGCCGGGAGCGATACCCCTTTATCTGGAGACAACCCTGTGCATCTCGATATTCAGCCTGCCCTTGATTTTTGCGACATTCCGAATTCCCTTGAGGATATTTACGGCATTGCCGAACGCCTCTCCCCTTACTTGCTGATCCGGGAAGACAACGAAGGCGAAGTCTTTGTAACGATCGAAACAGACCCGGCATCTTGCGATGGCAAATGGGCGCACACCGTCTCGTTCGACAATCTCACGATCGGCGAAATCCAAAGGAAACTCGACGCAGCGGTGGAAGAAATGAAGGACGAGGACGACTTGTCGATCGCAGAACTTGCATCGCGCATTAACCGGTTCAATTGGTTCAACGGGTCAATGATCTTCCTGACTCCTGAATATCATTTCGACTGCGACAGTATCGCGCTTAGCCTGACCGTCGATATGGAGAAGATGCTTATGGACCCTAGTCAGCATTCCGCGCTCGCCGACAAATTGGCGCGCCAGGAACGCGCGGCCGAGTTCCGAATCTCCGAAACTTCTATCGTCATCGGCAACTACTATTCCGCCGCGATGGATTGGGTCGAGGCAGAGTATAAATTCCGCCTCGAAGAGAGCGCTGAATAACGCTTGTTGCTGCAACCCTGATCGAAGCGTCAGCGCCATCAGTCGATTACACTACCCGGTCGCACCCTTAACCAAATCGTTGAAATCCACATTCCAGGCGCGCGGGGCGTTCTGGACACGGGGGAGCCATATCTGATGAACAGCACGACAAAGACCATCATCGGCGAAATTCACGCCATCGCCGCTTCTGTTTTTCGCGGCCGGGCGGACGGACACTATCACCTGGACGGCGCTTCGGTGACCGTCGCAGAACGGGACGCGATCACCGTCGAGACAATCGCCCATCCATCGTTCAATGTGACGCACGTCCACATCGGCCCGCACGCCGCCACCCGCATGTTCAGCGGAGACCGCCTGGCATTTGTCGCCTGGGCGCTCCTGCTGGACGCCAATGCATCTGACGATCCGCCCGCCCATTGGTTCGACCTGGTCGAATTTCAGGCCGCCTATCTGGCGCTTCGTCCCAACATGCTGACGGGAGTGGCGACCAATGGTTGAATACGATCTTCCCGCCTGCCTGCGCGTGCGCGGTGGATGTCGAAGCGCGCCGACCGGTGACATCGTGGTGGTCGAGGCGCGGCTCAAAGACGAGGTCGCCGACTGGCTTGCCGAGAACGTGACCGGCCGGTGGGAGGCGCGCGTCGGAACCCCATCGGCGATTGTCTTCGACGACTTCGCTGACGCCGCCCTGTTCAAATTTCGGTGGCTTTGATGGTCCGCTAGGACGTGTCCCCGGCGCTAGTATCGCCCCCGGCTTCGCCGGGTCAAAATAAGGGTCAGGGGGCGTCGAGGAGGCCGAAAGGCAGGATATCGGGTTGTTCCCGTCGCAGACGGGGATCGACCCGACCCGTGACCGACGCGCAGCGTTGGGCGCGCCGCATCATGTTCGTGCGAATAATCCCGGCCCGCCCAGGCGGGCAATCATCCGTCCGCCAGGCAATCCGCAATTTCGAAATTCGCGAAGCCAGATGACTTGGTGATTTCGACATGCCGGATCATCCGCGAAGACGCTGTAGCGTTCCAGCGCCAGATGATCGGGCGCCGTGATCGCGAGCGACCACGTCACCGGCGCCTTCATCGAGACCTACGGCCTCGATTTCGACGCGTTTAGATAAATATAGATAGACCTGCCGAACTGGTATATACTTCGCATTGTTCATTTATTCGAAGAAATATGTCCCTTTTTATCCTTAATATACTAAGGATTTTTGGGGACAAATACTAGCGCGAAGGGACATTTGAATATTAATATTTTGAAAGGAAACATGACTACAATTTACTATTCTGCCGAGCGTTGCGCCGCTGGCAAATCCCACGCACAGCGCGACCGTATCGTTACCACACCGGGCCTCTACCTCCTTGCTGTCGATCGCCGCGAGATGATCGGCGAAGCCGTCCGCAAGCTCCGCGAGCAGGCCGTCCAGGCATGCACCAGCCCCGTTATCCGCGAAGTCTATAGCCGTGACCAGAACCACCCGGATGGTTCCGCGTCCGTCCGGGTCGATGTCGAGGCACTCCCGTCCACGTATACCACCGGCCACATTGTCGTCGTGACGACGCACGAAGCCCTGCGGTTATCGGACCTGTCGAGATTCGAGGGGTGGACCTGCTGCATCGACGAAGCGCCGAACGCGTTTTTCCGCGAAGAACTGGTCACCCACGCCCTGGGCAGCGCCTGGTTCGCGGCACGATACGAACTGATCCCTTCCGACGATGGTCGTCCATACGCGCAAGTGCGCGCCTATTCTGACGCGCCCGCCGCCGCCGACGTGGCCAGCGATACCATCATGCGATCGCTCGATCTTTTCCACCGTCGCGTCGTTTCCGGTCGGACGCCGGTCTACGTCGATATTCGTGCCTGGGACGAGATGGACGATCGCAAGCGGGCGTGGACCTGGCATAGCCTGTGGCTCCCCACTGAACTCGACGCATTTGACCGGGTCGAGATCGTGGCCAACGCGTTTGACGACAGCGTCACTGCGTTGATCTGGCGCAATCGTTGCCCGCGCGTCGGGTTCGTTCCCCTGCCGCCGCTGTCGGCCGCTGCGTTTGCCCATCGCGACCTGACGATCCGCTATTTCGCCGAGGCCCATGGCGCGACCGGCTACCTGTTCGACAGCACGGACGGAAAGGCCCGCCTTGGGTCGATCGGCAAGTGGATGCGCCAGACCGATGACCAAGGGCGACACCTCAACGTCGATCCTGTGAACCACATCTGGACCGCCAATCTGCGCCAAGCCGAAAAGCTGGGTGCCATGCCGGGCCAGCACCTTTCCCCGCGCCAGGCCGGAACGGACAAATTCGGCGCGCTGACGATGGCAACGATGATCTATTCCGCCAAGCCCGCGCCTTCGGAAATCGCCATCCTCGAAACGTTGGGCGTCTCGCCCGCCCAGGTCGTCAAGGCACGCGAGACGGAAGACCTTGTCCAATTCGCAAACCGGATCGGCCGCCGCGCCAACGACGATCGCCCCCTGACCATCACTGTTTACGACCGTGTCCAGGCCGAAGCACTCCAGGCCTACTTCGACAGCGTCGCCCATTTCCGCACGAACCTCGTCTTGGTCGATTTGGGCTTCGCTACCGCCGAAGCGAAGCGGGCCGGACGACCGTCGAAGCCGAAGCGCACACCCGAGGAAGAGCGAGAACATCAGCGCGAGAAAAAGGCCCGGCAGCGGGCAGAAGCGAAGGCGAAAAAAGCCGCCTGACGAAACAAAAAAGCCCCGGACCATCGCTATCCTGGGCAAGTCGTAGTTTGAAAAGAAACAGTCTTAAAGACCTTCCCCTTATATCACATTTCGAAATTAAGTCCAAATATAACCAGAAATTCTCAATGATAAATAAAAGTATCAATCATTTTGGTGCTTTTGATTATGATTACCGTTACTGCATTCGGCCAGGCAAACCGGCCGACCACTTCCACCGAAACCTTCAAATCGATCCCTGGCTTCACCCGCTACCGCGTTTCCGACCAGGGCCGCATCGCTACCGCTTCCGGCGCGATCATGGCCGACTACGACAGCGGCAAAGGCTACCGGCAGATCGTCCTGATCGACGACAACGGCAAGGCCCGTCACATGTATGTCCATCGCCTCGTCTTGATGGCGCACGACAGCCTTCCGCCCTTCGAAGGCGCACAGGCCGCGCACTGGAATGGTCGTCGCGCCGACAATCGCCTGGACAATTTGCGGTGGGCCACGCCCCGCGAAAATTCCGCCGATAAGCGCCGCCACGCCGCCGAACGCCGTGCCGCCACCACCCCGACCACCCTGCATTGAGAGTTCCACACCCGTGATCACATTCGACCTTTCCACCCTTCTCGATTTCCCGTCGATCGTCACCGAATTCGCCGAGGAATTCTGCTTTGATTATGACATCGAAAACATCGGCGATTTCATCGCCCGCGCTTCGAAGCGCATCGGACCTGACCTCGACGCCGCCATCTATTCGACCGTCCAGGTCATCGACGGCCGCCTGGTTCTGCAAGCGTCACCGCATCGCCGTGCCCTTGGTCACTTCGTGCAGGTCCACCAGGATATGGTCCGGGAGGGCGCGGCATGACCCACGAAGCCATCCACCAGGCCGTGACGTTCGTCGCCGGTCTCTCGTTCATCGTCGGCTTCCACCTGCTCGACAGCCACATCGACCACCCGGATCGGACATGGCTGCGCCGCTGAGGCCGTCACTTCGGCAGCGCCGGGTCGATGATATTGCTGGCCGGGGTCGCGCTGACTGTCTTCGATTGGCTCACCAAGGGGGGCGCGGCATGACCATCGACCGAACCATCACCCACCGGCTGATCACCATCGAGAACCGACTGGAACGGATCGAGACCAAGCTGGACCGGCTGCTGTCAATGCTCGACCCGAACGGCCCCGACCAGCAGGCGATGCACCACGATCTGGAAAGCATACTGTCGTCGATCGGTCAGGCCGTGCTGACGCCGATGGTGCGGGAGGTGAAGGGATGACCGACCGCGCGGAAACCCTTCGCAGCCGTATCGAACGCCTTCGTGTCGAGCGCGTGGAAGCCGAAGCCACCCTGACCGCTATCGTGATCGCGCTGTCGGCCACGATCGGCGAACTGTTCGAAATCGAGGACGGCGCCGGATGATCGCGATCGACCAACCGACGATCCGGATGGTGTGGGGTTGAACGATGACTGAATCGTCCATCACGATCACACCACGGTTCGGCCACTCGACTTGGGGCCATCGCTCGCCGACCTACCCGGTGGATTTTCCCGCCTGGGTCAATCTCGACGATGAATTGACCAACTGGCTCGACGATAACGTCTCCGCGTGGCGCATCAAAAACGCGGGCGGTCGAATGATGCAGATTGATGGCCGCCTGGCTATCAAGCTGTCTGCCGAAATCGTCTTTGCCGACGATGCGGACGCGGCGCTGTTCCGGCTGCGTTGGGGGTGAACGATGACCCATGATATAGCTGCCGCCCGTCGCGCTCAAATCGCGCGGATCAAGCGTATCCTTGCCCGCGATCGATCGACCGATTTGGTCATCACCGAGCGCCGAACTATGACGCGCGAAGAATTCGGTGAATGGCTGGATTCAATCTGCGTCGATGTCACCGACGATTCAGATATGAACTTGCTCGCCAACGATCCCGGCGAACGATGCTCCTTCGAAGCTGCCGCCGCACGCCTCGACGCTGGACAGGGGATCGAGGTCACCCTGGACGACCTGTGACCGATTACGCCGACCTCGATGTCGTCGTCCTGGTCGAACCGATCGCCGAAGATTGGGGCACCCCGACCGGGACCGTCAGGCGAACCGTCCCGGCCGGAACCGTCGGCGCGATCGTTGCGACCTACCCAGATGGATCGCTGGAGGTGGAATTTCCGACGACGACAGCGCGGGTGAAGGCTGGCCAGATACGGCCGGTCGAACGGTCGGAATGACGGGGCGCGATGACGATAGCCGGAAAATTCCGATCCGTCGATAAATCAAAAATATCGACGTTTCACGCCACTAACGGTAGATCAGGACATCAACTGTTAGGAACCTGTCCGAGACAAAAATTCATTCGCCGAGTTGACGCTCGGTCCTCGATTATGCCTCGTCTGTATTTGTCCCCAGATTGGACAACCAGAGGCTTCGAGGGGAGAACCACGTCTCGCACATTACTATTTCCAATGTCCATTCCCTCCATCCCCGACATCATGACCGTCGAGGAATTCGCCACATATCTCCGCGTCAGCGCCAAGACGGTGCGACGCATCATCGCCAGCGGCGAACTTGCCGTGATCCGGGTCCACAGCATGACCAGGATCACGCGCGAGGCCGTCGCCGCCTACCTGACCGATCAGACAAGAAAGACCACCCAATGTCCGCAACAGCAAAGCCAGAAGGCAAACGCCCGAAAAACTGCTTCGCCGCTCCGGGAAGCCCGTTCTGGCAATACGAAATCATCATCGCCGGTCACAAAGAGCGCGGTTCAACTCGCTGTCGAAAAGCGGGCGATGCGGCGGACTTCGTAGCTGCGCGCCGCCTGTCGCTGAAAGAGGAACTGGCTGCGCGTGCGGCTGGCAAAAAGATGACAAAGGGTCCGGTTAGCCTCCAGACCGCCTGTAATCGATACTACGAAGACAAGGCCGCGCAGCAAAAGGCAGCCGACACCTACCTGGCGCAGATGGCTTCGCTGGTCGCCATCATGCCGCCCAATACCCATTTGCACGATATCGATCACGCCTTGCTGCTGGACTATCGCCGGAACCGTCAGGCCGAGTCCAAGCGCGTTCTCGCGGGGGCGACGATCAACCGTGAAATTGAACTGTTGCGCCGGGTCTGGCGCCACCTCGACGATTTGGGCTTCGAATGTGGCGAACAGCCCAAGTGGGCCAAAGCGATCGACAGGGGGGCGGAAGTCGAACGTATCCGCGACCTGACGGCTGACGAAGAGACGCGGTTGATGGAAGCCCTTTCGGCCATCAGCCCCGAGCTTTGCCTGGTCGTCGAATTCGCCTTGATCGCGGGACAGCGCAAGAGTGCCATCATGTCGCTTCGCCGGTCGATGGTGGACCGCCAAGCCAACCGCGCGACGATCCTTCTCAAGACAAAGGGGGAGGCGCCTCGGCCGCACACTTTCCCCCTGACTGCCCGCGCGTGCGAAATTCTCGACGCCTTCCCGCCTGTGGCCGGAACCGATGCCGTCTTCACATATACCTGCCGCCGATCAGCACCCGCCAAGCAGGGAAACGCGCCTCGCGTGAAAGGGCAGCGCTACGAATTCTCGCGCGATGGCTGGCGTCGAGATTGGGCGACCGCCCTCAAGAATGCGGGGATCGAAGATTTCAAATTCCACGACCTGCGCCACTCGGCCGCTACGCGGATCATTCGCAAAACAGGAAACCTCAAGATCGCCCAGAACCTGCTGGCGCACACCGACATCGCGCAGACGGCCCGATACGCCCACGCTTTCCACGGCGACATTTTGGCTGCGATGGAACTGGTCGCATCCTGA